AACATCAGTCGAAGTATCGCCCAATATCCTATTCATATCAGCAGCGGTTAAACCCATCTGGCGCATGGTTTCCGTAGCTTTACGTATGGCAGTCTCTGCCATCCCGCCCTCAGTGCCAGTCGCACGCAGTCTCCTAACATAAGTAGCCCATACCTCAGCCCCCACGCCTGTTTCTCTTGATGCCCTAGCAACCGCGCCCGTCAAGCCAGCTATTTCATCTCTAGGCACACGGACATCGGCCATGGCTTTATATGCCACTCTTGCTTCTTTTCCTAAAACACCATATGAAGCTGCTATAGCATTAGATTCAACGACTAACTGTTCTATTCCACCGTATGCTCTATAATTAGCTTCAACGAAATCTTCTGTTACACCCAACACAGCTTCAAATTCTTTAAGGATGGTGACAAGCGCACCCTTCATCCTATTAAGAATTTTTTCCGTTTCCCCGCTATTCTCTGATACATCTTCAAATCTGTCAGCAATATCCTCTGCTATATCAACCGATTGATCCATTAAGTCATTTTGATCAGTGTGGCCTTCATTCTTTTTCTTTATCGCGTTTATAAGCAAATCAATTTGGCTAGTTTCTTTACCAATAGCACCCACAGCCGTCGCGCCCATCTTGGCGGCGCTTTTTTCAATGCCAGACATATCGCCACCGAACTTTTGCAAATCTGCAAAAGCGTCGCCAGCGTCCAAACCAAGCTGTATGCTCAGTGCGTATACATTAGGATCAGCCATCAACCACCAACTTTAACTGCTTCAGAGTCGTGATCATATCGTGAAACATACACATCAGTCCACCATGTTGCCCGTTTAACACGATGGTGGAATCCATTTATAATCCAATTTCCAGTAGCAAACCATGGTTGTCCGTCAGCACCAAACCATTGTAAAAACGCAGTGTCCACACCAAGACCAAGAGTATTGTCATATACCCCATGGCCCAGCACAGTTAACTTCATTCTCATCAACGCATTAACAAGGTTGAGATACATTGCCCTTGGCCTACCATCAATGTAATCCACAAAATTTAATCCCATGTCACCGGCAGAATACACTTCTGGAATACTTGTTATTGCTGAATACCCGATTTGATCTGGGGGACCTTTACCTGCAGAATCATCCGGTTTCGTAAATGCTTGCCAATCCTTAGTCTTAGCTATTTTTTTGTTTCCTGTAGTTTTATCTTTGGCCCATAATTTCTTTTCTTCTCTATCGGTTATTTTATCCATATATCCGCCAGACATAGCAGAAATGCCGGAAGTGACCAACTTAGCATTGGTTATAGCAAGAGCATTATCAGTCATTAATTCCCATGTGTTGACGCTATCGTGGCCTTGGGTCGCCCACACATGATAAAGTGCTAATTGTTTGGATTTTAATTCATTCTGTTCTTTAATTATTAATTGTGGTCCACCCTCGACAGGCTTTCCATCCATACCAATAATCCATTGCGTCTTACCAAATGTAACCGCCGATGACCAGTCCGTCAAAGAAGCAATAAATGTCTTGGGATCTTGCCTCATCATCCACCATTTATTCTGCTCCGAATCATTCGTTTTGCTAACTTCGTATTTTAAGGGACAATATTTATCTAAAACTTGCTCCATTGCCTTGCCAACATTACCTTTCCAGACTGTTCCGGAGGCATCGCCAGTATTCAAGTACCATGAGGGAGGATCAATGGCAACAAATGTTAAAAGTCCTTTATCTGGTGCGCTACCGCCAGCGCTAACTGATAGCAAAAATGCACTTTGCACTCTAGTAGTCTTTTCAGGATAATTGACTTCTTTTTCGCCATGCCAACGTATCTGAAACTCCACTAATATGGGGCCTTTAGGCATCTGCCTAGCTTGCATAAGATATTCTTGTTCACCAGTACCACTACTCATCAATTTCTTGAGTAAATTAAAATGGGGATCGAATAATTCCGCCCTAACAATATAACCACCGTTAAGCATGCCTTTAAATTCGAACGATGAAAATTGCCTACCCCAATCTGTGTTACCACTCAAATCAGGAAACTTTACCATTACAGCTGGAGCAGCTTCTGGTTGAGGTGATTTTTTTGCCATGAAATTACTTTGGATTTATTACAGTGGTGGAAAAAGTTTACGTTATCTACTATTACTACATATTGGATCTAGAAAAAATAAATATTGCGGACTTGAAACGGCGTTAATTCCTGACCAAGAAATCAAAATCATACGTTCTTCAATAAAAGAACTCGACAATTTATCTTTGGATAAAAAGATACAATGGATTAAAGAGAAATGTCCAATTAGCTTTCAAAAAGCATATAAGGAATTATTTATAGATGATTCAACAGTTTATCGCGAATATGAAATGGACGAAGAAATGGGTTAACATGTCCCTTCCCATTGTCACATAAAAGAAAGGAGAATACGATGACATTTGCGCCACATCACAATGATTATATCAACGAATTCATAGAGAATGAAGATCAGGAAACTATTGTTAACCAGATCTCGGACTTTAGCATGCCCAAATTGTCAGAATTTTGGGAAGATATGAAAACAGATGTAACCATTGACCCAAGCATCAAAAGAACTAAAGAATATGATGTAGCGAGTAAATCAGTTCTTCGTAGACTGCGAGAACTGCAAAAAGCTGGTATTGGAATCAATGGCCGCAAAAAAGGCGTGCCTAGTTTTTGGGAAGTCGTCAACGCTCTTTGGGAAGGTGCTACGCTGGCCCGCGCCCACACATTCTTTAAGAATAATAAAGATGTGGACCTTAATAAATTATTTAAATAATAATATCAACGAGAAACCTTAGACCGCAATCTAACAAGTTCTCTTTGATTAATAGCTTTAATATTGTTCTCGAACGACTGCAAAATCTCACGATGATTCATTCCGACATGAGTATGCAGCTCATTCCAATCTTTAGTCACGCCCCTTTCACCATTCTTGGTGAATTCTATTTCAGGCGGCAATGAATAATATACCTTTAAATTGTTGCTATTGAGCAGTTTATAATTACTAAAAATGCTCTTAACACCTGCCTTATCATTATCTGGGGCTAATACTACTCCATCTTTTGGACCTAGCAATCTTATCTTTTTAATCTGATTCTTGGTAAGGGCTGCGCCACCAGATGCCATTGTTTGATCACCCAAAGTGTGAGCATCAAATATTGCTTCAGTTATCGTCAAATAGCTAGCTGGTTCAATCAAATCAAAACCATATAAAAAATCGCCCTTTGATACCCCAACATTAGAATCTGGGAACATAAACATTTTATTGATTCTAGACCTGCTTTGCCAATACACCAATTCATCGTACTCATAATACGGCCAGACCACCTCCAAGCCACGATGATGTATATCATATAATTTTATGTCTTCTTCAGATAAACCTCTCTGAGCCAACCAATTAACAATTATTTTGGCCACTTTGGCATCTTTACTATCAACAAGCCTTTCCGAACCATCAGGAAGATATACAGAAGGCTCTTCTTCGCTCTTAATGGCATCGTCTTGGCTTCTGGGCCTCAAATAACTTCCAATGTCTTCCGTGGCTCCAAGAACAGCCCGAAGGGCATTGGTATAAGAGCAATTTAAATATAATTGCACAAATTTGAGAAATGAACACTTATTACGCTTACTAGTTTTAGGGTTTATGCCAACCCACTCATTGCCTCTCCAGTCATTACAAATACCCTTATCTGGGCTAATATTAAAATGAAACCCAGTATCGCCGTCAAAGGGATTGTTTATTAGATATTCTTCGCCATCTCGACGAGTTTTATATTCAAAATTTTGCTCTATCCAAGCAACTATTTTTTTGTTAGAAAGTTTTTTATAACGCATAGAATTTAAATACTAAATAAATCAGTAATACATTCTAAATAGTCAGCACAAAATATTATGCAATCGTGAAGATAAATGACTTACTAACTCTAGTAGACCCATCTGGAAGAGTTAATGTTATATAGTATTTATAAGTCCCTTTTAGATACTTGCTTGTGTCTAAATTGTATCTCATGATCCAAGGATTAGACCTATACGACCCTTGACGCAACCCTATCGTCATGGCAGCGTCATCAACCAATTTTTCTTCCCGCATTGTTTTAATAGTAATAGTTGGCGTCAAATACGGAATGATGGGATTAACTAAATTAAAATTATAGTCATAGAGTGGTAGTGGCATTAAACCAACTTCAAGTGGCCTAATTTCAGGATCATGGAATTTCTGGTCTAACGGTTCAAAACCAAACCTAATCGACTGTAAACCATCGTCAACAAACCACCCATCTGGATATAACCAAAATCTGTGGCAAGTAGAAAGTAATTCGCTGTCATAAACAACAGCATCAATATCACAATCAGTGGCGGCAGCCGTACCTGAATCTCCCACGCATGGGTTGTCTGCAAAATAATACCAAACATCATAATAAACATCTGGCACATCAAATGTTTCGGGAACACTGTATAATAAATGGTATTCGCCGGTCATCGGAGTGGCAGTTCCACCGGGCGGAATTGCTACGCCAGCGGAATCCGCACGATAGAGCGGAGATGGATAAAGAGCATTATCAGCACCCACCATTGGTATAGTAACCAACAAATTATGTGGTACGACTGAAGTTTTGTATATTTCAACGTATCTTATGGCATACGGATCTGTCAACACACCACTTCTACGAAATGTGGCATTAAGATCTACAATTTTACCACGTCGTGCAGATATTCGTGGAAAAGAACTGGCAGTTATTGGCATTATACATGCTCCTCACTTGTATTTTTGAGGAACAATCAATTAACGCCGCATTGATGGCATAGAAGGCATAGACGGCATTCTAGGCGTAGAAGGTTTACTAGGCGTAGACGGCGATGATCCTCTCTCCTGGTCTTGCCGATCCTTAAATTCTTTGTCTAATCTCTTAATAAACCATGCGCGGTCTTCAGCCGTCATATTATTCTGTTCAAATAGGCTTAGTTTGCCATGATGCTTAAGTTGGAACTGTTGTTCCATGATCTGAAGATATTCACGTTCGTATTCGTTCGTGCCTCGCTGGACGAAAAAAGGATTCCGAAATAGGCAACTCGATGGTGAAATCGTTGTTGCAATCAGTACATTCAAGGGCCACAGTTGTATCGATGCCGGGGGTATTATTGCTCAACCATTCTCTTATGGCAGCAGTGTCAGTGGCGTGTAACTTGCTTATGAATGATTTAGTTGTAAATGGGTTGTCAACACCCATCACATTAACGATAATATTTTCTAAGTTATCAGTTATTGATTCGTCGATTTCCTGATTTTGTTGTTGCTGTTGACGTGGATCAACTCTGTTTCTAACGGCACCGGGTCTTGCGGTCGCCTTTTTAACTGCTTTTCGCTTAGTAATCATCGAATTGGCATCAGATGCTCGTAAAAATCGTATACTAACCCACACATCTCTGCCAGTAGCTTCAGTCAGATACGGCAAGGTTACTTTAAATGGCTCAGTGCCGATACCAGTATCCGCCCACGTAATCGTGCTGGCTAATAGATTTAAATCATACATGTGAGTAGTAATTGCTTCGCAGTTAGGACATGTCACACCAAATTCATATTCATTACCATGCGTTATACCACGCAGATAATAAAGCAGAAAAATCCTATCGCCCAACAATAAGTCTGTGGGGTCAAAACCTTCAGGAAATCTACAACATTCCCTAAACAAATAATCAATCGATTGCCCAGTCTGTGCAAGCCTTTGCGTTGCAAGAATTTTTTCAGCAGTTTGACCCATCGCTCTCACTTCAACATTTCCATCGGACCAATCATAATACATACCACGACTTGGAAGAGAGCACACTTCCCATGGAATCAACTGGTCAGTAGGAACATTAAGAAGATTATTTAAAAATTCTTCAGTGGTTGCTCCTGGGCTACTTATATCACCCAAATCGGCGACTTTTGTATCCATAACATTAATCGCAGGGTCAACTTCTTGCGATTTAGATTTAGATTTTGGCGATGACGCTGGCGGCACAACATCTGGGCCATCAATATTTAATTCTTCTTCTTGCGGTGATGCCTCAACATCTTTGGACTTATTTGTCTTTTGAAGCTTCGGATCTTCCGGTTTTTGTGCATCAGGCATAAAATCACCCTATAAGTTATTGGTAGTCTATGAATATTGGTAGTCTATGAATTATTTACTAACAAATATTCTAAGACGCGAATCATACTATATCTACGATTCGATAAGAACTTGCTTATCCAAAAATTATTTAGCGTATCCCAATTACGGGACCAGGCTCTTCTACAGCCCAATCATATGTCAAAGTCACTTCTACAATTTTAATATCACTACTAGTATATGTTAAATCACCATGCTTTATCATCGAAGGCCAACTATTCATTAAGACCCATCTATTAAGTGCGGTATAATCTGGCAAATGTGTGCTTAATATAGATTCTTGCTTATAAGTATCAACAGCGGCAATACCATATTCTTGGTCCCATATCGTCTTTCTCCATTGTTTAATAGTTTCAAGCATTCCCCCAGTATCATACCATGTGATTTTTACATCATCCCAATTTACAGATTTGGCAAATTTATATTCCAAAGAAGCGCCCATTATTGTTTCTTTGGTAGTTGTAAATGCTGGCAAAGACATTTCTTTGACATTTATCAAATGAGACCGCTGACCTGAAACGAAATCGCCAACAATTTGTTCTATTTCCCACGTATATGTATAATAATATTCAGTACTTTCCGACGCCGGTGCAATTCCCGTTCCTCCTTCGGCATCAACCATAAATCCTGGCATTTATTTTGCTTTCTTTAAGAAGGTTGACTCTCAACAACCCTATCTACCTGTAGTGTTATGGTGATATCGGCAATAGCAGTTTCAGAATATTGAAGATCTGATGGTGATACTTTAGACGGCCAACAACCATACAGCTGATACAACCAAAGCGAATTATCTGAACCGTCCAGCATTTCTAAAGAACAAGTTTTTCTATACTGGGCAGGCTTAAATTGTTTTGAATTAGACACATCGATCATGCTATTCCGCCACCAATCATAAATAGCAGATGCCGTACCATTTTGTTCTTCCAAAACCACATCATATATGGTCATTTCTATCGGATTCCACTTATGTTTCCCTGGCCTGTAAATTAGATCTTGACCACTATGCGCTGTAATGACATCTACTTCAAAAGTTGGCCTTGTTACCTTATGGGCATATATTAACACATTTTTAAGCGGATCTAATGATGTCAACAAATATCTGTGTCTTCTACCAGTTTCAACAGTATTGGGCGGATTTCTTGCTGGATCTCCGAAACCACCTATTAAAAATCCTGGCATTATCTCTACCTATAAAACGGGGGGCCTAAACAGGCCCCCCTTAGATCATGCAAATCAAAAAACATTAAGATGCAGCGAAACGAATTGCCCTGTCATATCTTAATGTTGCTTCACAAGTTAAAAGATCAGTAGAACTGTAATCTAGTTCTTGAAAGTTCACAGCAGACGGCCAACAGCCATACATATTCCATTGCTCGTTCGCAGCGCCTGCGCCATCCATAACTGACAATTGTGCGTCTTGTTTATAAGCAGAAGGAGCGCTAACATTAACATTGCTCGGTTCAACAACACTTCCCAACCAGTTATAAACTTCTTGGGAAACATCTGGATTCTGCTCTGAATCATACCAAACCAACGTGATTGGGTCCCAGGACTGCTTACCAGCGAAGTAAGCAACTTCCTGGTTATGATGCATTTCTGGTTCGTCAAATTTAAAACTCGGTCTGGAAGCAGATTGCAAAATTAATAACGCTGCAGGACTAACCGGCCCCAACGTTTCAAACAGCCATCTGTGTTTACGTCTGACTTCTATGGTATTCGATGGTCCTCTGGCGTCACCACCAGCACCAACAACATTAAAACCTGGCATTTAAAATCCCTCCAACGAGCTATTTATGAATTTGACACAACACCGCCAGCCGCAAGAACTTCTTCAGCAGAAAAACTTGCGCCGGTACGGAGAATTACAAGATTTAACACAATAAATTCAACGGTGCGAGTAGGCTTAAGGAAGACCGAAACCCACAGCTCATTTCTGTCAATTCTTTCTGGTGTGTTGTTAGTCTCATCACAAACAACTTTATATGCTTGCAATCCTCGCCTAGCCGTAATATCAGCTAAGAACGGGTTGATAGTATTTTTAACCTGCGACCAAAGAACTGAATCATTAGGCTCGAAGACAAAGTTTCTTAGCGATCTTGTGAGATTCTTCTTTAAGAAAATCAACAGCATTCTAATATTTACACGATCCAAAGCAGATGATGTTCTCTTAAGCGTTCTCTGCCCCCAAATCGTAATCCCATCCTGCGGGAATTTAACAAGCGGGTTGACAGCGTTACCAGAACCATAAAGAGCATCTCGTTCGCCTTGAGTCGGAGAATACTCAACATCCAAAGCTGTTAGTAAGTGTCCGCGTTGCAAACCAGCTGGAGCAAACCACTGTTCTCTTTCGCGGGCTGTGCGTGAAAAGACGGCAGACACGTGACCAGACGGCGGAACCCAAATTTCTTGGCTAGAGAACTGGTCAAAAATTTTAACCCATCCCCAATACAATGCCCCATAACTGCTATTAATAGCAGATGCGACGTCGGATAACAACATTCCATTGTGCCAATCAATGCATTGCTGCGGTCGAAGCCCAAATGGAGGATCAACTAGCATCAAAACATCGCCACGGCTTTCGCACATTTGCAACCCGGTGCCAATAACCGCACCGCTAGAAAACCCAGGAATCACTAATAAATTAATATCAAGAGCTTCTGGATTCTGGAAAGCATAAATTCCGGAGTTGGTCGACGGGTTACCGATGACCGCAGAATCTAATTCACTGGAATGAGCCGGGTCAGACGGAATACCGTTCTCCATACCACGGAATGATTTATTAAAGAACTGTGATGGCAACCTAACAGCGTATGCGTTAGTGCCAGTCACAACACTCTTATTGTTGTTCAAGAATGCTGGCCGTGGTTCCCAATTGACAAATTGATTACCATTCGTGCCACCAATCGTAGTACCCTTATTGACCAGATTCCCAATATATCTTTCATCTCTCTGATCAAAAGTGAAATCAGTTAATGTTTCAATAACAGCACCAAGTCGGTCTTTGACAACCAGTCTGTAACGGCCAGCTGTTTCGCCAACACCTTCTAAAAATGCTTCTAGGTCCATTGAATAGGCATCAACACCAGCACTATCACCTAACCATGTGCCGGGTGAAGTGGCAACAAACCATCCAACGATATTTGCAAAATATCCAGTGTCAGATGTGCATGTTGCACTAAGAGCATCGGTTTCACAAGACAATGGGGTCGAAGCGTCGGTTTCGCCAGAAGCAGGCAACACTAACCGATTGTCACCAAATCCCCGATACGATTTACGGTATGGGAAACTAATGTCAAGCTCTTCTGCAAATCGCAATGTGCGAAT